TGGAGAGAAGGTAGTCTTTTGTCATGCAGATGGCGGAGGTATGGGATTAAAATCTAAGGATGATCTTGGTAGAGATATTGGTTGGTATGGCTGTTCGTCATGTCATGATTATGCAGATGGTAGAACAAGTCATTCGTACTACACTCATAAATTTATACAGGAACGTGTGAAATACGCTATAGCAGACACAGAACGATTACTAAAAAAGAAAGGTCTGAAATGAATGATGAGCAAGAGTTACCTTCACCACCGAGGAGTCCATTTAAATGAAGCGCATATTACATAGAGACAAACCTAAAGCAGAGATAATAGAAAAAATGACACGTGCAACATTTAAAGAGACTGATTGCGATGAGGTTATAGTAGAGATGTTACCAAACACAGACACAAGATCAGGCAAACAAAATAAACTTTACTTCATGTGGATAGATTGTTTAGTAAAAGATGGAGAGACAGGAAACAGTAAAGATGCATTTCATCGGTACTTTGCAACAGAATTTTTAGAGACAGTCGTAGAGGAAGTTAATGGTAGAACTGTAGTGTGGTGTCCAACTACTAAGACGTTGCCAGTAGGAGTGTTTAAAAAATATCTTGATGATATTAATGACTTTGCTGGATCGATTGGATGTATATTACCTAAACCTGAAGATTTGTATGCTTCAGCTATGGGGTATGATAAGTAAATTAATTGGCTAGGGCATTCACTCATATTATTAGCACCGTAGTGCTGGTACTATATTTAGTCGCTTACAACTAACGAGTGTCCTAGACTAATTAGGAGAGAGAATGAATAAAAATAAAATTTACCCAATTGAATTAAAATATAAAGTTTTATTGGAGATGGTTGCAGATGATTACGAAGTAAGTGTTGATTCTGTAGAGGCACAAGTAAAAACTTGTATTATTCAAGATCGATTTAAAATGATGGAAATATTTGAAGCTAATTTAGAGGAGGTAAAACTCAATGGCTAGACCAACTAAGTGGACTAAAGAGTTAGAAGAACAGGCTTACGACTACATCAGAGACTATGGACAACACGGTCATATGATCCCTAGTATTGAAGGATTAGCTATTGTTTTAGACTTACACAGAGACACTTTATATGATTGGAGTAAGCATAAAGACAAGCAGTTTTCCGACATATTAGGCAAGATATTACAAATGCAACAGTTAACTCTGATCAATGGAGGGCTTAACAACACGTTTAATTCAGCAATTACTAAGCTAGTTTTAGGTAAGCATGGTTTCCACGATAAGATGGAGCAAGATATAAGTTCTAGTGATGGAAGTATGAAGCCAACGATCATAGAATTAGTTGGTAAGGTTAATGAGTGAGTCAGCTCAGATAGAATTACCACCTAAATTAGTTCCTGTATTTGAAGGTGAGGCAAGAACTAGATATGCATACGGTGGTCGTGGTTCAGGAAAGACTAGATCATTCGCTTTAATGACAGCAGTTTATGGTTATCGTTGGGGCATGAGTGGTAAGAAAGGTCAGATACTTTGTGCTAGAGAGTTTATGAACAGCCTGAGTGAGTCATCATTAGAAGAGATTAAGTCTGCAATATTGTCAGTTCCGTGGTTAGCAGATTACTATGAGATAGGTGACAAGTACATTAAAAGTAAAGATGGCAACATACAGTACACGTTCTCAGGTCTTAGGAGATCACTAGACTCAATAAAGTCAAAGGCTCGTATCCTGTTGTGTTGGGTAGACGAAGCTGAAGCGTTAAGTGGAAGAGCTTACGATGTATTAATACCAACTGTAAGAGAAGTAGACTCAGAGATATGGATCACATGGAATCCAGAGTCTAAGTATTCAGCAACCCATGAACGATTTAGAGCTAATCCACCTGAAAACTCTCGTGGTGTTATGCTTAATTACACAGATAATCCGTGGTTTCCTGACGTATTAGAACAGACTAGACTTGAAGACAAAGACAAACGACCTGATATGTATGAGCATATTTGGACAGGTGGCTACTTAATTTATAGTGAAGGTAGTTACTATGCAGCAGAGATGCGAAGAGCTAGGGATGAGGATCGGATAAGTAATGTTAAATACGATAGAGGTAAAGGTGTTGTAACTGCATGGGATTTAGGTGTAGGTGATTCAACAGCTATATGGTTTGCACAGTTTATTGGTACTGAGGTACATCTAATAGATTTTTATGAGGCTTCAGGTGTTGGCTTAGAGCATTACGCTAAAGTATTACAAGACAAAGGTTATGTTTATGATCAACACGTATTCCCACATGACGTAAGAGTTAGAGAGCTTGGTACTGGCAAGAGTCGTATCGAGACATTAGAAGGATTAGGCATCAGAGATATAGAGATAGCACCTTCATTGTTAATAGATGATGGCATACAATCAGTCAGAGCTATGCTAGATAAGTGTTGGTTCGATGCTGAGAAATGTGAGAAAGGAATAGATGCACTAACGAATTATCAACGTGATTGGGATGACAATGGTAAAACATGGAGAATGAGACCATCTCATAACTGGGCATCACATGGTAGTGATAGTTTTCGTTACCTTGCAATTGGTTATCAGCCTTACAATGAGTCATGGGATAAACCTATTAGAAGAAATATGAAGGGGATTGTATGAAAGGTATATTGGCTAATATGTGGGATAACAAAGATTCTGTAGTTGGTGGACTCTTCGATATGTTTGATTCACCTAAGAAAGAAGCAAAGCTAGGTGCAGATTTAGATTATGGTTTGTTAGCACAAAACTTTGCACCTGATATGAAAGAAGCCAAAGATGAGGTTATGACTATTATTGAAAACCCACGTGAAAGTGCTAATGCTTTTGCTGATCTTCTTGGTGGAGCAATAGGTAAAGTTACACCTGAATTTGTTAAGACAGGATTATTAAAGGTAGCACCTGACAATCGTATAACAAGTGATAGAACTGCTGAAATGGCTACAAAGGCTTGGGAAGGTATTGTAGATACTTATGGTACTCTTGATGGCTTTAAAAAATATGCACAAGAAAACCCTTTTGATGCTTTGCTTGAGCTTACAGGTGCCGGATTAGTTGCTAAACAAATTAAAGATGTAACAGCTCCAGTTGTAATAAAAGCAATCAACGAAGCTGAGTTAGCAACAACTAAATTAATGATGGAGACAGAGAATCTTGCTACTACACTTAATGAATTTAATCCATCACCATTACCTATGGTTGGAGCTAGACCAATCCGTAGTGAAGAGATGCGAGGCAATGTTGATCCTCAGTTTGTTAGTGGGCAACCAGTTGGTGGTAAAAACCAAGTTGCTATTGATGCTGCAAACAATGTAACAAGAACAGTAGTAGGTCAAGCAGAAGATTTAATAACACCTAAACAAGTATCAGTAAAAGATTTTGTTGGTAGGTGGTTATTGTTTACACAATCAGATAGAACTGATGCTGGTGGTAATATAGTAGATGTTAATGGTATTCCAATGAATGTTAAACAATGGGGTGGCAACAGATACCAATTACTTAACAGTTCTGTTGCAAAGGAAGACTTATGGTCATCTGATCCAAAAGTTTTAAATTTAATTTCACAAGCATCAGAAACAATAAAAGCTAGGTCTGGTCAATATCCATTATTAAGTGAATTTGATATGCAACCTACAGGCAGTAACTTTAGCCATATGACACAAGAAGTAATGATGGCTGCATTAAATGCAACACTAAACAAAACACAAAAGCTAAAAATTAACAAAGAACTTAAAGCACTTGATCCTAACTTTCCGGGCATTGAAGCTGATAATATGGCTAATGTACTTAGTAAAATGAGTGGTGAAAAAAGAAAAATGATGAACAATATATTAGGTCGAGTTGAGTATTCTAAAGATGGACTGTCTATGGCACAGGTAGGAGTAGCAATAAGTGATGCATCAAAGTTAAATTCTAAGCGTGGCACAGTTAATTACTTAGGAGAAATTGAACCATCATTAGCTAATAGAGTACAAGGTGGTTCTTTACATCCATCTTACCCTGATGTTTTTAAAGGTCATAATGTAGGACAGTTTAAAGAAAAACTTACCGTATTTGATTTTCTTGCAGAGAATCCGTGGGCATTATCTTATATTCCTGAAGCCAACAAAAAACCAACTAAGAAAAACCCAACAGGATCAGGAAGTATGCAACGTGTAAAAAGAGGAACTGGAGAAGGCAAAGCTCCTTATGATCCAACTAACCCAACTGGTGATGATTTTAGATCGTTAGATTTACAACCTCCAATTCAATCAGCAGTACAAATAACAGATAAGTTACTACGTAATTTTGAACGTAGGGGATTACTATAACAATTAACACTATTCCTAATTGATGATATACTAACGCTAAAATAGGACTTACTATGGCATTAAATACTTATACCGCATTAAAAAGTAGCATAGCTGATTTCATAAATAGAGATGATTTAACAGCAGTTATACCTGACTTCATTTCATTAGCTGAGTCACAGATTAACAGAGACATACGCCATTGGAAGATGGAGGCACGAGCCAACGGACAACAATCAAATCTTGATGAGTACATGCAGATACCAGCAGACTGGGTAGAAACTATTAGATTGCACCTGACAGGATCAGGAACGTCTACAGTCAATCTCATATCAAGAGATGCTATGGCAGATAAACGCCAAGCAAACAATAATGAAACAGGAACACCAACGCATTACACACACGCAGATGGACAATTTCAGTTGTACCCAACTCCAAGTAATGACACAGATTTTGAGTTACTTTATTATCAGAAGCTAGATGCTTTGAGTAGTAGTAACGCAGATAACTGGCTTTTATTAGAAGCACCTGATGTATACCTCTATGGAGCGTTATTACATTCAGCACCGTATCTAGCAGAAGACGAAAGAGTAGGAGTATGGGCGCA